AGACTTGCTAAAACTTTAAAAGGATTAAAAAAATAATGGCTGGTATTTTTGGAGTAGCATTAAGAGGATTGGGTATGTTAGGAAGAGGTAAAAAAGTTTCTAAAACTATTACTTCTGTTAAACCAAATGTTCCAAAAACCAAAATAGAAAAAGCTAAAAGCAAATTAGCTATTGCAAAACAAAAAACAAAAGCATCTGGTGCAAGATTAAAACAAACTATTTTTGACATTAAACAAAAAAGCAAAGGAAAAGACTAATGGCTAAACTATGTCCTAAAGGTAAAGCTGCTGCGAAGAGAAAATTTAAAGTGTACCCAAGCGCCTATGCTAATATGTATGCATCAAAAGTATGTAAAGGTAAAATAGGTAAAAGAAAAAAAATGCGTGAGGGTGGTATGGTCATAGAAGATATGACCACAATAATAGAAGTCTAATGGGCGATCTAAAAAAATGGGTAGATCAAAAATGGGTAGATATTGGAGCTCCAAAGAAGGATGGCAAATATCAACCTTGTGGAAGAAAATCATCAACAGGTTCAAAAAGAAAATACCCGAAGTGCGTCCCACTTGCGAAAGCCACACGGATGACAAAAGGCGAAAAGGCCTCTGCTGTCAAACGAAAACGAGCAGCCGGTAATCCAGGCGGCAAACCAACTAACGTTGCAACCTTTACAAAAAGAAAAAAAATGGGTATAGGTGGAATAGTATAATGGCAACGAGAAGAGAAAATCCAATTTCAAGAAATAAAAAGAACTACAGATCTACAAAATCTGGAGCGGGCATGACTAAAGCAGGTGTCAAGGCCTATAGAAAAGCAAACCCTGGAAGTAAACTAAAAACAGCCGTGACAGGAAAAGTGAAGCCTGGATCAAAAGCTGCTAATCGTAGGAAATCATACTGCGCTAGATCACTAGGACAATTAAAAAGGTCATCAGCAAAAACTCGTAACGATCCAAACTCACGTATCCGTCAGGCCAGACGGAGATGGAAATGTTAAGACAAGCAATAATAGACGCACTCGAAGATAGATATAACGCACAAATTTCCGAAGCAGACGCAACTCTTAAAATTTATTTAGAGCATAGTGTTGGTATTGGAGAACATCCACAACACATAGATGAAGTAGATAAGTTAATAGATAAAATTGCACAAGCAGAAGAAAAACTAAAAACATTACAGGAGTTTAAATTATAATGGATGACTTAATACTAATAGATAAACTTAAAAGAAGAATAAACGCAACTCTACAACAAATAG